GCTGCATCATCTGGAACCGTATCAACTGAACAAGCTCAAGCATCTGCTGGAAGCGCAACGCAATCTTCACAACAAGCTACAGTATCAACTGAACAGGCTCAAGCTTCAGCAGGAAGTGCAACACAATCTTCTACAAGTGCTAGCACGTCTACTTCTTCAGCTACAGCTTCAGGGGATAGTGCAACTGCAGCAGCTTCATCTGGAACTGTATCAACAGAACAAGCACAGGCTTCAGCGGGAAGTGCAACACAATCTTCACAACAAGCTACAGTATCAACTGAACAAGCTCAAGCATCTGCTGGAAGCGCAACACAATCTAGTAATAGTGCAACTGCAGCAGCTTCATCTGGAACTGTATCAACTGAACAAGCTCAAGCATCTGCTGGAAGCGCAACAGCATCCAGTCAAAGTGCTGGACAATCGAGTACAAGTGCAAGTACTAGTACATCATCTGCGACTGCTTCTGGTAACAGTGCAACACAATCTAGTCAAAGTGCTGGACAATCGAGTACAAGTGCTAGCACGTCTACTTCTTCAGCTACTGCTTCTGGAAATTCTGCAACACAATCTAGTAATAGTGCAACGACTTCTACGCAGCAAGCTCAAAACTCAGCCTCAAGTGCTACTTTAGCAGATTCATCTGGAACTGTATCAACTGAACAAGCTCAAGCATCTGCTGGAAGCGCAACACAATCCAGTCAAAGTGCTGGACAATCTTCCACGAGTGCAAGCACATCTACTTCTTCTGCGACTGCTTCTGGTAACAGTGCAACACAATCTAGTCAGAGTGCTGGACAATCTTCTACAAGTGCAAGTACATCTACTTCTTCAGCTACAGCTTCTGGTAACAGTGCAACACAATCTAGTAATAGTGCAACAACTTCAACTCAACAAGCTCAATCATCTTCTACAAGTGCAAGTACTAGTACATCATCTGCTACAGTATCTGGAACCTTTAAGACACAAGCTGAAGGATTTAAGACTCAAGCTGAAACATTTAAGACTCAAGCGTCAAGTTCAAAAGCAGAAGCAGAAGATCAAAAAGTTTTAACGATAGGATTTAAGACTCAAGCTGAAACATTTAAGACTCAAGCTGATACAGCTAGATCAAGTGCTGTAGTTGCTAAGGGACAAGCTGAAACTGCAAAGACGCAAGCTGATGATGCTAAAGATGATGCAGAAAGTTTTGCGCAAGATGCAGACAATGCGAAGACTCAAGCAGAAACTGCAAAGACTCAAGCTGATACAGCAAAGACACAGGCTCAAACTGCAAAGACTCAATCTGAAACTGCAAGGACTCAATCTGAAAATGCAGCAACGGTTTCCACACAGCAATCGGTATTAGGTTCTTCTGCACTTGTTAGAACACAGGGAGGTGCAGCTATCACTATGAGTGGTGGAGAGATAAACGTTCCTGATTCAACAAATCCTAAATTTCATGTAGATACAAGTGGAAATACAACAATTTCAGGATCGTTAAAGGTATTCGAAGGACAAGCTGGTGGTAGTGATTTCGGTATAGAGTTCAACAATGATGATTCTGGTGACATGTTTGTTAAATTCCAAGGGGCAAATCCAAAGTTAATATTGAATGAAGTAGATAGTGGACTAACTATGGGAACTCCAGCTATTAGAATGGTTAGAGGAGGTGATGGTAATGGTTTTAGTTTCTCTGGTCAAACAGATGAAGGGGAACATGGTAAAGATTTCGGTCATTTTGTTATGGGTACATCTAATCAGCCAAGTGTTGGAGATGCAGAGAGAACTATAAAAATGATATTTGGTGGTAATTTGCACCAATCCTCAACAGTTGGTGGTTATTACGGTCATAGTGGCGGAGCTGATGGAAACAGTAATGGGTATGCTATGGCTTTCAGAAGTGGCTCCAATATGATCAAGATAAATGATCACCTTGGATCTGGTGGATATACATGGAGTTATCATTTAGATGTTGGTGGAACGATTAGGGCAACAGGAGACGTGATAGCATATTCGGATGGAAGACTAAAGCACAATATAGAGCATCTTACGGGCTCCCTAGCTAAAGTCTTGATGTTAGACGGTGTAACATACGAGTGGAAACAAAAACACGATCAATTTTCTACCCTTGAAGAAGATAAGTGGGGACATAATACTGGTCAACCAGAAGGTAGAAAATACGGATTTATTGCTCAAGATGTTGAAGATATTATACCGTATTCAATCAATGAGGATGAAGCTGGATACAAAAACATGAGTTACGGTCCATTAGTTGCAGTGTTAGTACAGGCTATGCAAGAGCAACAATCTGAAATAGATGGATTAAAAGAAGATATTAAAAAAATAAAAGAAGAGGTAATGTAATGGCATATAAATTTCCATACACAAGTTCATTTGGAACAACACACGATGAAGCTTACGCTAGAATAGCTCACATAACTGTTGGCAATATTCGTGGAGCTGAAACACCAGAAGCAAGTGGACAGTTGGCTATATATTCTTCACAAGAAGCAGCAAATCAGGGACTAAGAATGTTGGGTCTTTATGATTTTCAACATGTACCGATAGATAAAGCTGGTGGAAACTATATATCACAGTCTTATTCTAGTTTAAGAACAGTAATAGCAACAGATTTTCCTGGTTCTTCAGAAGTTTAGGTGATAATATGAAAATAGGAGTTACATTCGGTACAAGAGACCATTCGGAAACGGCACACAATACTGGAATCTTACAGAATTCAGTTAACCTTGTCACGTGTTTAAATCATATACACGAAACGTGGTTGGTTCAAACTTGCTTTCCAATGGATAATAATAAAAAATACGAATTCAACATTTATGATTACCCAGTTGTGGGAATAGATGAAATATTTAGGGACGAAAAGCTTTTTGGTTTTGATATGATGATTATTTTGGGTGGAGAGTTGGTAGATTCAGATCTGGAAAGTTTACAAAATGGAGGCGTAAAGGTCGTCTATTATAATTGTGGAGCAATGTATCAGCTCCATGTCATGGATGTTATTTTTGGAAAAACAAAGGATGAAAAATATTGGAGAACCAGATACCAAAATTATGATGGAGTTTGGTGTATTCCCCAAAATTGGAAAAGAAATGAGTATTATCAGAGGGTTTTATTTAGACAAGATGAAATACCAGACGTTCCATTTTTATACGATCCAACATTTATTGATAAAGGATTACATGCTTTAGATTCTAATTTTCAAAAAGCAGTGTACAAACCAAATAGAAGTGTAGGAAAACGACTTTCTATTATGGAATCTAATAGGGATTGGTTAAAAAATTATGTACAACCTTTGCTTATCTCTGAATCAGTGTACCGTAAAAAACCAGAGTTAATAAGTCAAATATCAATAAACAATTTTGATGGGTTTAAAGATGTAAATTTAGATACACTTTTAGAAACTATGGATGTATGGATGTCTAACAATACCATATCGTACGTAAATGGTTGGTTTCCAGTTTATGAATATTTAGAAACATACACAGATATTGTAGTTAGTCATCAGAGAGATAACGAATTAAGTTATTATCCTTTAGATATTTTGTATTTAGAATATCCATTGGTGCACAATTACGGATTAATAAGGGACGCTGGTTATTATTATGAAGATTGGAATTTTGATCAAGCAGAAGAAAAATTAGAAGAAGCTTTGCGCTTTCATGATACAAACTTAGATATATATAATCATAGAGCGAAAAAAGTTTTAGATCGATATTCACCGTTTAACGGAGACAATATCGATAAGTATAGTAAGTTAATAAAACAATACATAGGAGAATAAAATCATGGCAACTGTATCCAAAACATTGAGAATACCTGGAGAATGGACTCTTCAAGCAGGAACATTTGTTGGTGTAGCCGCAGATGAATCTGTATGGGCAACTGGATCGTTAAAGGATTACCTAAACGAAGGTGATTGGATAGCGATGGAAGTTGGTTCAGAAACTCGATATGCACAAACATACGTTGTTGAAAAGGAGTACTTTACTGCAATACCAGCATACACTGGTTCTAGTGATGCAACAGGAGTAGTGATCTTTTCTGGTTCTTATTCCGAGTAACGGAGAATTAAATGCCTGTTCCCTCCACTGGAGAAATTTCATTAGGCAAAATTGGAAAAGAACTCAGATCGACTGGTACTGGAGACGATTACGATAACGGACCCGATACGCAAAATGCAACAAGTCTAACGCAAGCCTCGACTGGTGCTATAGATGCACTAAACACGTCTAATTCATCGGCTAATAGACCTGATGGATCTACGCCTCATAATATGAGCGAATTTTATGCGTACGACCATAATCTTGCAGGCTTAAGTCCTCCATCGGCTCTATCGTATATCTCATCAGCTACTAATACCATACAGTTTACGTTTGATGAACCTGCTGGTGCCACTAGAGTGTACTTTTTTCAAGGCCCTGATTCATCGATAACTGGTTGGAGTGAAGGAAGTCACGTAGTTATTAACGGTGCACAGTATGCCACAGTAAATGCTTCATCAACAACCTCAGTAACTGTAGGCGGTTCATCTTCTGATAGGTGGTATAATCCCTCTATTCCTAGTGAACAAATGATTGTATTGGGACCAAACGATTATTTGGATCTCAAGTATAAATCTTACGATGGTAGTACGTTTAGCGGGTTTAGTAATTCTATTAGAGGTTGGACCTTACCTGGATCAGCCACTAATCCTAATCAATCAGCTGCTGAGACAGATGAAGTAGAAATAGAATGGGACGAACCAACTGGAGGAGCAAACTCGTATCAGATTTTCTTCGGTCCTAATGTGAATCCAACTGGAAATATGGTATCAGGAAGTCAAGAAATAGATTTAAGAACTGGTCTAACTGCAGGAGCAACTTATTATTTTAGAGTTAGAGCCGTTAATGGTGGAGGAAATCTTGGAGCTTACTCTGCTAATTTCGACGTACAAACACTTCCTGCAACACCTACTGGATTAACTGGTACAGGATTTACCACATCTGTTGATTTAGATTGGAATGATAACGCAATTGCACCAGATAATTACACAGTTCAGTATAAGCTATCAACTGCAATGAGTTACACTACATTTGCTACAGTAACTGCTTCAGAAGACCTTGTAACTGGCTTATCTTCTGGTTTAACTTATAATTTTAGAGTTAAGGCTAACAACGGAGCTGGATCATCAGGATATGCAACCACTACCGTATCTACCAGTGGTGGAGGTGGCGGAAAGCCAAAAGGACCTTGATGATTTTCGAACCTTTAAACTGTGCATTAAGTCATCTTGATATGGACGACCTTATTCCCGAACATAATATTAGACAAAGGAGTATGACGGACTTTCTAATTAAACCAATCGATATGTATATGTTTGAAATGCCATGGGCTTCGAAGTTATTTTGTAAAGAGTTAATAGAAAAGGCAGAAGCAGCAGATCTATGGGGAAATTATGTTTCAGGTCCTTTGACACACGATACATTATTAAAGGATTTAGATAGTGAATTGGATGAATCTTATACAAAACATCTTATCAGTATTATGTCAACAGTATGTATACATTTTTATGACTTAGCTCATGATTGGAAATTTACAGATGTTTTAAATTATGTGGTAAAATATTCTCAAAACGATTTAGAATTAATGGAACCTCATCACGATACTACTGATTTAACTTTTAATATGCCACTTAATGATAAACAAGAATTTGAAGGTGGTGGTACGTATTTTGTTAGACAAAAATATTTACATTACGGAACGGTTGGAAATTTGACCGTTCATCCAAGTCAAATTACCCACAAACACGGTGCTAAACCAGTATTTAAGGGTGCAAGATATGCTTTAATTTCACTTTGTAGCAATGAAGATAAAGTAAGATATAATTCAATTAAGGAGAACAACAATGAAAACGACTTTTGATGAAATAATAGACGTAGTTCTACATCATGAGGGTGGTTACGTTAATGACCCGAAAGATCCCGGTGGAGAAACCAATTATGGAATTTCTAAAAGGGCTTATCCAGATGTAGATATTAAAAACCTTACAGAAGATGGAGCAAAGGATATTTATAGAAGAGATTACTGGGAAAAAAATCGTTGCGAAGACCTTCCAGAAGATCTACGTCATGTCTATTTTGATATGTGTGTTAACATGGGAAGAGGTAGAGCAACAAAAATAATGCAAGAAACTGCTAATGCTAAGGGTGCAGGTTTGAAGGTTGATGGAGGAATGGGTCCAAAAACAATCGGAGCACTGCAAAATGTTCGACTTCAAAGAGTTCGTGCTTATAGAGTAAAGTATTATGCAAATCTTGTTGAGAGAAAACCAGACCTTGAAAAATTTTATTATGGCTGGTTTAAACGAAGCTTAGAAGTTTAACTGGAGAAATTAAATGGCTTTAAAGGATGCACCAACACCAGAGATTAAACCATTAGGGAGTCCACAGGGGAGATTCGATACTTCTCCTTTGCATCAAACTCAACTTGGTGGCTTATTCAACCCAGACTTAGATAATTTAGCGTATGAAGGGGCTGGTGGATTAGAAAAGGGACCTATTTCAATAGACACAAGACTTGGAGATCAATTCAATGATCAATTAGATAAGCTTGCAAGGGAAGGTGTAGGAGGTTTACAGAGTGGATTTCCTGAAACTCCCAATCCAAAACTATATCCAAGCGAAGTTGATAAGGGTGTGATAGCGCAACCAGCTGGAACCAAGCACAATTCAGAGTCGACTACTTTGGGTACTGGAGCACCAGCTCAATTGGGTAAACCAGATCCATTTGCGAATTTAAAATAAAAAAAGCATGTACTTTTATGCTAGAATCGTGTAGATTCTATTAAGTTGGAGAGCTATGTCTAAATCATTTGGAAAGAATATTGCGTATAGTGTAATTTACGGGGTAGATGCTGTTGTAATAGATGATGATTTTATAGAATCATTTATTCCAAAATCTAAAGTCTTGTCAGAAAGCAGTAAAGTTCAAGGAGTTTACAGCGATGAAGGATTGTACGACTTTTATAATGGGTTTAGTAGCTATAAAAAAGTTACAAAGGAAAAAGCAGCAAAGGTTTTGGGTTGGAAAATTGTTGACTATATTATAGATAAAAGGGCCAACGATCCATTCTTTGAATTGAATATGATGGTAGATGATGGTTCTGGAATGAAGGGTAGAGCGAATACGGTTTCCTATGGCGGTACGGTATTAACTGGTGATAAATCACTAGATTCAGGTGATTACAAGTATATGAAGGAGATGGATCAGATTGTTAACGCACTAGGATGGGATGTGATAAAATATATGGGCGTTGGTCCTAATAGAAAGAGTAAAGTTGTAGTAATTCCTTCTAAGGATATGGAAAAGATGGCAGACAAAGTAAATGAATCTGTTATTCGTATTCGTTACAATGAAGAATTCGGTGCACCACCTGGAATGCTTCCTTCTCCAAGTAGAAAGGGTGTAAAGAAAGCGAAGAAGAGAAAAGATAGATCAATATATTCTGAACAAGAAAATAATATTGAAAAGTTGGTAGCAATTTATCCTGGTAGATTTCAACCCTTTGGACCACATCATAAGAAGTCATACGAATTTTTAAAGTCTAGATTTGATATTGTTTATATAGCCACTAGTGATAAATCTGGAGGATCTAGACACCCAATGAATTTTTCCCAGAAGAAAAAACACATGATGAAAATGGGAATACCGTCTTCAGCTATAGTAAAGGAAAGACAAGTATATGTTCCTAAAAAATTAATGTCAAAATTTGATGGAGATACAACTGCTTTTGTTTTTGGAGTTGGTGCAAAAGATGAAGGAAGATTAACTGGCGGAAAATATTTTAAACAGTATAGAAAAAATTATAATAGATTAAAGGGTTTTGATCATCATGGGTACACATTAGAAATACCACATACTAGCATACGAGTGGGTGGAATGGAAATAAGCGGTACAACAATGAGAAAACTTTTAGGCTCTGAAGAATTTGATATTAAATTAAAGAAAAAGTTTTTTAAGAAAATGTTTGGATATTTTGATCAGAAAACCTTTGAAATGTTTACTGGTGTTTTTAAAGAAGAAATAAAATTAGATGTAGAAATAGGTGATACAATTTTAGTTGGTAGATTTAAAAATAAAAAGATGAAGGTTAAGTCTATTGGAAAAGATAAACATGGTATGCCAACAATAAACGGAAGAAAAGTAGTAACATTTAGAAAACTACAAGAAGATAAAAAAACATATAAAGCAATAAATAAAGATTCTGGAAAAGTAGCAACGTTCGATAGCGAAGCTGCAAGAGATGCTGCAATAGATAAAGGAACACATTCTTCAGTTGTAACCAAAAAACAAAAAGCTAAGAAAAAATTTAAAGCACCAAAAATTAAGATACCTAGCTTTGCTGATTTACAAAAGAAAAAAGCAGAAAAGAAAGCAAAGTATGGCAATAAACCACGTAAACCAAATATTGTTGATGGTGTAGATGTAATTAGAAACGAAGATGATTTAGAACATTTTAAATATAAGTTTACGAAAGAAGCTGAAACAGTTGATAATGTAAATGATTATGGCGACCGTGTAGCAGAACAGTATAGACGTCAAAAAGAAAATATGCCAGAAGATCAACGTAGACAATTAGAAGACGATGCACAAAGCTGGAAAAAACTTGGAGGTTATGAAGCAATACAGGATGCAATAAGAAATGGTGAGATCTCAGAGCAAGATATAAGAGACAGAAACGAAAGAATGAGTGAAACTGCACATACAAGTGTGGTAAAAATTGAACAACCTATAGAACGTGGAATTGTTATTCCAACAGAAGATGTCGATACATTTTTAGATAGATTTGTAGAGGGTGAAATGGTTGAAATACCAGATGAAAGTGGCCACGGTTCCAGTGGGTTTAGTTTAAGTGCACGTACAGCTAGATTTTTTAGTAAACCAACAAACGATTATGAAGATGAAGCGTCTATTCTTATACGTATAGAACCAAACGAAAACGGTGAAGTAAGAGGTTTGTATATAGACGGAGAAGATAATGACTTTGCCAGTGAACAAGAACTAATAAGGAGTTCTAAATCTAAAGCAAAGGTTAAATCTATAGAAAGGGTAAAATATCCAAGTGGAAAAATGGTGATTATAGTAACGCTACAAGAACCAAATGAATTGACAGAATCCACAGTAGATTTGGTTGATAAAGAAGTTGGAGATGAGCTCTCTAAAAAATATTTGGAAGGACCTTTAAATCCAGATCCTGGAAGTGTAAAGGAAAATTATACATTTGGTAAAGATTGGATTCCAACAAGTTTAGCACAAAGAAAAAAGATGAAGAGAATTCATCAAAAATTAAATCGTAGTATAAGAGAACAAAAGGAGTTATTACTTATGGGAGGAGCCTATGGTCACATGGCACACCCGTTTGATGATTATGGATTAACCTTCGGAGAACTGAAGGATATAATAGACTTAGGGTTACAGGGTAAATTAGACAAAGAAGAAGCCGTCACAGAAAAATTAGACGGTCAAAATATAATGATTTCTGCAATTGATGGTATAGCTGTTGCTGCAAGAAATAAGGGTGATTTAAAAAGAGGTGGTATGGATTTAAAGGGTGTAAGGGCAAAATTTGCAAATCACATACAGAGTGTTAAAGATGCATTTGTATTTTCTATGAAGGATATTGCGTCATCAGTTGAAAAAATGAGTAAGAAAGATCAAGAGTCGTTATTTGCTAACGGTAAAAACTGGGCAAACATAGAAATAATATATCCAGAAAATAAAAACGTTATAGATTATGATGGTCCAGCAACCATTGTTTTTCATGGTATATTAAAATATAACGAAGCTTGGACTCCATCTGGAGAAGTAAAATCTGGAGGTGCAAAATTAGCAGCTATAATTAATAAAGTTAACAAGAATATAAAGACAAAGTTTGCATTTAAGGGTCCAAATGTAATTACTATGCATAAGGATAAAGATTATTCAGCTAAGAGGTCAAAATATATCGGCGCTTTGAACAAGTTACAGAATATATATAGATTAAAGGATAGTGATGAATTATCGTTATATCATCAACATTTTTGGTTGGAATACATATTAGCAGGAGCAAACTCCTCAGATTACAAGAATATCCCAGACAATGTATTATATCCTCTTATGAAAAGATGGGCATTTTCTGATAAAAGTTATAAGATGACACAAATAAACAAGTTAAAGGACAATCATCCAAAGTTTGTAGATTGGGTAAAATCAACAGAAAAATTAGATCATGCAAAAATGCTAAAGGATAATATGAGACCATTTGAAGAAATATTCTTTGGAGTTGGAGCAGAAATATTATCAAATGCTAGTAACTATTTAAGCGTTAATCCAAGTAAAACTGCAAAAAAACTAAGAGATGATTTGGCAAAGGCTGCTAAAACTCTAATGGCCAAAAAGGATTTTTCTAATGTCGATAAACTTAAAGCACAATTGAAAAAACTAAAAGCAATGCCAGGATTAGAAAAAGCAGCACCAACTGAAGGATTAGTTTTCAAATATAAGGGTAAAGTTTATAAGTTTACAGGATTCTTTGCACCGATTAATCAAATTTTAGGATTAGAAAAATTTAGCAGGTAAAATATGAATAGTGAAGATAAAGCTCTAAAAGCCATATTAGAGGGAAAACCAGTTACTAAACGAGTAATGGTTGGTTATGAAGGTAAAAAACAAAAAAGCGGTGATCAAAAAAGTAGATTAACTGATATTATGGCTGAGGCTAGAATGCCTATGTTTTGTCCTAAGTGTGACAAGATTATGAAAAATACAAAGTTAGATGGTAAAATGTGGAGATTGTATGATCATTGTTTTGATTGTCAAATACAAGTAGAGCACAAAATGAGAATAGATGGTACATTTGAATTATGGGAAAAATCTAGGTATCTTAGAAATAAAGAATCAATTATAAAAGAACAGATAGGGTCAATAGAAGAGTGGAAAAATCAAGGAGATATGTCAGTAGTTGAACCAATTAATGTTGATAGTGGAGCTGTTCACATAGAAAAATATCAGAGAGATAGTAAACTTTTAGAAATAGCCGAAGAAGCATTGGTTGATTTAGGAGGAAGTCTCAAACAAATTAGAGAACGTATAAAGGAAGTCGATGCCGAGCTCGAAGCAAATAAAAGACCAGATTAAAACTGAATATGTAAAGTGTGCTTTAGATCCAGTTTACTTTATGCGGGAGTACTGTTTTATACAGCATCCAGTAAAGGGTAAAATGAAATTTGACCTATACCCCTTTCAAGAAAAAACATTACGGGATTTTAAAGAACATGACTATAACGTAATATTGAAAGCAAGACAGCTGGGTATATCCACATTGTCTGCAGGTTACTCCCTATGGCTAATGAATTTTCATGCGGATAAAAATATACTTGTCATTGCAACTAAGCAGGAGGTAGCTAAAAACCTAGTAACTAAAGTTAGGGTTATGCATAAAGAGTTACCAAATTGGTTGAAACAAGGATGTGCAGAAGATAATAAACTTTCACTTAGATATAATAACGGTTCACAAATAAAGGCAATTTCATCAACTGGAGAGGCTGGTAGATCTGAAGCTCTATCACTTCTGATTATAGATGAGGCTGCGTTCATTAAAAACATAGACGAAATATGGGCAGCTTCTCAACAGACGCTAGCAACTGGTGGTAAATGTATTGCACTTTCTACTCCAAACGGTATGGGTAATTGGTTTCATAAAACTTGGACAGATGCAGAAGAGGGAGCAAATAGTTTTAATTTTATACGATTACATTGGACAGTTCATCCAAACAGAGAACAAGATTGGAGAGATGAGCAAAATAAGTTGTTAGGTCCTGATATGGCAGCGCAAGAATGTGATTGTGATTTTATAAGTTCTGGTCAATCAGTAATTCCTGGAGAATTAATAAAAGAAATGCAAGATCATTCTGTTTGTACACCCATTGAAAAACGATATGAGGATGCTTTATGGATATGGAAACATCCAGAACCAAACAAAAACTATTTACTGTCTGCTGACGTTGCAAGAGGAGATGGAGCTGATTTTTCAGCATTTCATATATTTGATTTGACAACTTTAGAACAGGTAGCCGAATATAGATCTAAGGAAGATACTACGAGATACGCTGGAATATTGATGGCGATGGCTACAGAATATAACGATGCTCTTCTAGTTGTGGAAAATAATAACGTAGGATGGGCAGTATTACAAACCATTATAGATAGAGATTACAGAAATCTATTTTGGATGAAAAAAGACTTGAAATATGTAGATTCTAAAACACAATATACAAATAGGTATAGAGGTGAAAATAAAATGATGGTACCTGGATTTACTACATCAAGCAAAAGTAGACCATTAATTATTGAAAATTTATCTAAGTTTTGTAGAGATAAATCTGTAAAAATAAACTCTATTAGAACTATAGATGAATTATATGTTTTCATATTTAATAATGGTAAGGCAGAAGCTTTAAAAGGATATAATGATGATTTAGTCATGAGCCTAGCAATTGGCTTGTGGATAAGGGAAACAGCTCTTAGACTTCATGAAGAAAATCTAAGAGTCACTAGAGATACCATGGCAAAAATGGATGGTAACTCTGGAGTCTACAAGTTTGAGGAAGAAGACGATTATGGTTGGGAACAACGAGTAGGCGATAAGAAAGAATCACTAACTTGGTTAATATAAAATGGCAAAACAAGATACATTTACTGATCGAATAAGAAGACTTTTTTCTTCCAACGTTATCGTAAGAAACGTAGGTGGTAAAAAGTTAAAAATAGTAGATACTAGTCAAATGCAGGCTGGATCTAAAACATTAATGGACAGATATACAAAACTGTATACTACACAAGCTGGACACGGCGGGTACATGGGTTACAGTGGAGAATTGGCAAAAGCTCAGAGGATTTCTCTATTTAGAGATTATGAAGCAATGGATGATGACGCAATCCTGTCTTCTGCTTTAGACGTATACGCTGATGAATCAACAATGAAATCTGAATATGGTAATGTATTAGAAATAAAGTCTAATAATACCCAAATACAAGAAATATTACACAATTTATTTTATGATATATTAAATATAGAATTTAATCTTTGGCCATGGATTCGTAACATGTGTAAGTATGGTGATTTCTTTTTGAATTTAGAAATAGCTGAAAACTATGGAATTGTTAATGTGTTACCATTATCTCCATACGATGTTTCTAGAATCGAAGGAGCAGATCCTGAAAATCCAAATGAAGTTAAATTTATATTAGATGCAACTGATCCTAGAAATTATGCTGGAAATTCTAACAGAAAAGAATTTGAAAATTTTGAAATAGCTCACTTTAGATTGTTATCAGATTCAAACTATATACCTTATGGTAAGTCAATGGTTGAGGGTGGTAGAAGAGTTTGGAAACAATTGAGTCTTATGGAAGACGCTATGTTAATTCATAGAATTATGAGAGCACCAGAAAAACGAGTCTTTAAGGTTGACATTGGTAACTTACCACCTGGAGAAGTTGATTCTTACATGAAAAGAATTATTGATAAGATGAAAAAGGCTCCAGTTATAGACGAACAATCTGGTGAATACAATTTAAAATATAATATGCAGAATCTAACAGAGGATTTTTATCTTCCAGTTAGAGGTGGAGATTCTGGTACCAATATTGAATCATTACCAGGATTGACTTATGAAGCAGTAGAAGATATTGAATATCTAAGGAACAAACTGTTAGCATCATTAAAAATACCAAAAGCATTTTTAGGATATGAAGAACAAGTTGGATCAAAAGCAACACTAGCAGCAGAAGATGTAAGGTTTGCTAGAACTATTGAAAGAATACAAAGGATTGTAATAAGTGAATTGACAAAAATTGCTGTGGCACACTTATATTCTCAGGGATATACAGATTCGGCACTAGTAGATTTTGAATTGGAGTTAACAAATCCTTCTACAATATATGAACAAGAGAGATTAGATCTTTGGGAGAAAAAGAATACTATCGCCAGAGATATGAAATCTGAAGCGTTAGTTTCCCAGCAGTGGATATATGACAACGTATTCAACTTTAGTGATGAAGAAGTAAAGAAGATTAAAGAAGAAGTAATTGAAGATAAAAAGCAGACTTTTAGACATCAATCTATTGAAGGTGAAGGACACGATCCAGCACAACCAGCTCAAGAAGGACAATTAAAAGGTGCAGAAGGCTCACAAAAAGGAATGGAAGACGAAGATAAGGATGAAAATGATAGAGATAAGGAAGACAGGGACACCTATGGAGTTAGAGATGTTTTAGGTAAACATGACTATTTGCACTCTAATGAAAGAGGAGAAGATGATTCTATACGTCATAAGTTTAGAAAAAGTCCTTTAGCATTATCCCATTTTGATAAGATGAAATCTCATTTTGAGAAAAAGGAGCAGAAGATACTGAACGAGGTTGAAGATATAGAGAAGGATTTAAAAGAAAAGTCCTAAAAGTTAAATAACATAATATTTATAATCGAAATAATAACTTAGCTAAGGGGTTAATTTTGAAACATTCGAAGTTTAAAAATACCGGGCTCTTATTTGAGCTTTTAACAAGACAAATAACAGCAGATATTTTAAATGAGGAAAGCAAATCTAAAGCAATGGCAATATTGCAAAAATGCTTCCATAAAAAATCTGAACTATTTAAAGAGAGTCAACTGTTCAGTGTTATCATTGATTCAAAATTCAAAGATACAGAAAAAGCTACTCATCTCGTTGAAAGTACAGTTAAGGCTTTCAAGGGTCATGTAAACCAAAAGAAACTACAAAGAGAAAAATACGAACTTATTAAACAAATAAAGGAAAATTTTTCAATAAACGATTTTTTACGTTCAAGGGTTTCCAACTATAGATTATTGGCAGCAATAAACAATGTTTTATATCAGGATTTTTCCGATCCAGTTAAGAGTTCTAAAAACCATTTTACTGTTTTAGAGCACATGACTAGAAAAGAAGAGAAAGTTGAAGAAAAAACTGTAAAAACACTTAAAAAGGAAAATTCAGATCTAAGAGCATTGGCATATAAAATTTTAGTAGACAAATTTAATAACAAATATAAGGCTCTACTACCAGAACAAAAAACAGTTCTAAAAGAATACGTAAACAATATTTCAAATACTAACGCCCTAAATGAATTTCTAGAATCCAAATTTACTGAAATATCATATAACCTCAAAAAAATGTTACCTAAAATAAACAATAGGGTAATAAAGATAAAAATTAAAGAGTGTTTAAACCTTATAGCTAATAAACCAGTTAAGAGTGCAAACTCCAATAATGTTTTGAAAATAATGAGATTTTATCAGTTAATGGAGGACGTTAAAATTGCAATCAAATCTTAAGAAGCTTAGGGAAATGATACGAGAGTTGATTCGTAAAGAATTGGCTGAAGCGAGTGTTACTGGTAATATAGACGGCGGAGAAGGTCCTCCTAAAACACCTTATGCTTTTAGAGATCCTAAAGATGATGATAAGGATGAAGATGATTTAAAACTTTCCGCTGGTATGAGTGTAGTTAAGGAAAATTATTGGCATTATAGAAATGATGAGTCTTTGTCAACAAAGCAAAAACTAGCTAAGTCCATGACGGAGATCAGAAATAGAATTACAGAGATTGAAAGATTAGTAAAATATAATGTTAAACTTAAGAATGAAATGAGATTCGAATCGGCTCAGTATATGAAGAGAACAAAAACTGCTCTTGGTAAAATTTCTGAAAAGTTGGTTAGATTATCTTTAAAAGTTAAGGATTTAGTATAATGAATAAATCACTATTAGTTGATGTAATACCATTTGATATTACACCAGAAAAAATAAACGAATCCATTAGTGCCAACGGTGGAAGGTTGATTGTAAAGGGAGTTCTTCAAAGAGCGGAATCTCAAAACCAAAATGGTAGAGTATACCCTAAAGAAATTTTAGTACGTGAAGCTAAAAAATATACAGATGAATTTATAGAAGAAAGACGAGCAATGGGAGAGTTAGATCATCCAGATAGCTCAGTCGTAAATTTACAAAACGTTTCTCATAATGTATTAGAAATGCATTGGAAGGGGAATGATTTGCTTGGAACAGTTGAAGTATTGAGTACTCCAGCAGGAAACATATTAAAAGAACTGTTTAAGAGTGGAATAAAATTAGGAATTAGCTCCAGAGGATTAGGATCTATTAAGCAAGAAGCAAAGGGTGATGAAGTACAAAATGATTTTGAACTTATCGCATTTGATTTTGTTTCAAATCCTTCTACACATGGAGCGTTTTTAAGTCCCGTTAACGAATCAAAAGGAAGTAAAGCCGTTTCAGCAAAATGGCAAAGAGTTGAGAGGGACATACGAAACATTTTAATGGGGAATCATAATGGCTAAGAAAAATATCAAACTTAAAGATATTGTAAACGAAAATATTGGTGGTATGGTACCACTTAAACCATTAGGAAATATGTTTACTGAAGTAGATGGTCCTAAAAAAATGGATACAACCAGTCTTCTTAAGATGGCTAAAGAATTAGTAGCAAAAGAAGAAGATGATAAGCTTATGACAAAAGAAGATTTAGTTGGTACAGTTAATAATTTTTCATCTTATGGTCCTTCAATATACAAAAAGCATAATTTAGCAGAAGTTGGAGCTAAGTTTACTGAGATAGCAGCTGCAGCTCAAAAGCATGTAACTGAAGAAACAGCAGATTGGTTTGATAGAGTTACCGTTCAAAGAAATATGAATGACCTCAAAAAACAAGCTGGTCAATTTAATAAGATTGCTTCCGAAGCACAAGCTCTTCAGGATAGAATGGCTGCTTTATACGAAGATATGGGAGGCATACTTAACAGATACTTCGATATTAACGAGTTGAACGAGGAAGACTAATGTTACTCAAAGAATTTTATCAATCAATGTACGGTAAAATTATTGTTGAAAAGATAGACGACGATGCAGTTATTAAGTACAAAGATAACGATGGCGAACAAAAGGAAATGTCTGCTAAAGCTGCAAAACGAATGGCAGCAGATCATCCAGCCAAGATAGAGTACGATAAACAAGCAGATGGTGGAGATAAAGCTGCAAAGAAGTCAGTTAATATTTTTGATGAACCAGCAGATGAGCCTAAAGATCAACCAGCCGGTGATGATTTGGATAAACAAATAAAAGATACAGAATATTTATTTAATATGTATCGTACAAGTCCAGATCCTCAATATCAAGCTATGGCTCAAGGCGAATATGAAAAGCTACAAAAGTTAAAGGCCAAAAAAGGTGATAGTAAACCTGAAGCTTCCGGTGACGATGCCAAACAAATAGGTGGTCCAAACGGATTGGAAATAGATAGGGATGACATTGCAACAACATTGATGAATGATCCAGAAATTGCAGCTATATTGGGTGATGAAGATGACGTATATTGGGATGATGCTGATTTGGTTTCATCTAAGTGGGACGATACTACTATTGCATCTATAGATCCAAACTCACCAGAAACCATTGGAGATTTAAAGCAAAAGATTAGGGATTTTGAAGCCGAGCAAGGTGAAAAACAGGCTGCTCGTGATAATCAAGAATTTGAACCAGTTGAAAACGATAAAGACATAAATAGAATGCAACAAGGAATGCAACAAGCAATTGGTGGAGATGATTACGAAGATGTACCAGATAGATTAGAATTACAGGGTAAAATGAAAGCAGATAACGGTGAAACCATTATTGTATGGAAAGACACAGATGATGGAATGATGATGGGAGTTGATGCGGAAGGTAACGTATATGAAGACGGTGAAAAAGCACGTTACGGTATTGGAGTATCAACTGCTGGAAATGTATTCGGTGCAGATCAAAATAAGCAACGTAAAGCAGAAAACATTGTTCCAACTGGAACATTTAGAAGAATTCAGGAAAATTATATAAAGAAAAATTTATAAGAGGTACACATGGCAATACAAGTTAAGGTTATAAACAACAAGTTTGAGCTAGCTCTCAGAAAATTCAAAAGAAAAGTAAAAGATTCTGGTATATTACACGAATTACAACAAAGACAGTTTTATGTAAAACCGTCAGCTGTTAAACGTGATAAGAATGCTAAAGCCAGATTGCGTGCACAGGTCCGTTCTCGTAAGGAACGCGAATCTTAAAATATATCGCACTTTAATATATTTTAATTATATTTATTTAAAATAATAATGCACCTACATTCGTTAGGTGTTTCGTGTTAATCGAATCAGATTAAAGTTCCCAATAACTTTAGAATAGTAAAAACCTCTATAAGGAGAATCCGTATGGATAAACTATTACAAGAAGCAATTGCTGACGCAAAAGCAGTACGCGAAACTGCATTAGCAAATGCTAAAATAGCTCTAGAAGAGGCCTTTACTCCACATCTTAAATCAATGCTTTCTAAAAAGCTACAAGCTGAAATGGAAGGCGAAGATGAGGAAAAAGAGGCACCCGCAGAAGGGTATGCCGATGAGGATGACGAAGAGGTCAACGAAGAAGCTGATTCTTCAGAAATTGGTGCTGCTGACAACAAAGAGCCAGCAGGTGACGCCGGTGATACTTCAGGTATAGGACAAGGTCCTGAGTCTGAAGGTTCTGATGAAGAAGGTGGAAACGAAGATGAAAACCTAGAAAAAGCCCCAGATCAAGCACTTGGTGAAAACGAAGAGCCTGGTATGGAAGACGAAGAGATGGAAGAAGCTCCAGACCAACCTATGAAAGAAGAGGAAGGAATGGAAGACGAAGACGAAATCGAAGAAGGCGAACACATGGAAGATGAAGATGAAGACCTTGAAGAAGTCCTAAGACAGTTAGAAGCAGAAATGGGCATGGAAGACGAAGATGAAGAAGGCATGGAAGCTGAGTATCATCACGGCGAAGGAGAGCACATGGAAGATGAAGACGAAGAGATGAAAGAAGAAGAAGGTATGGAAGACGAAGACGACGAAATTGATCTTGACGAAATCATCAAAGCACTAACTGAGGAAGAAGGTATGGAAGACGAAGATGAAGACATTAAAGAAGAGGAAGGAATGGAAGATGAAGAAGCATCTGAACTAGAAGAATACAAACAGACAGTTCAGTATCTTAAAGACAAGCTTTCAGAAGTTAATCTTCTTAATGCAAAACTTCTCTACACCAACAAGCTATTCAGAAGCAGAAACGTATCTGAAGCTCAAAAGATGAAAGTTATTGAGCAGTTTGACAGAGCAGCTAATGTTCGCGAAGTTAAACTTGTTTATAGCACATTTGCTGAGTCTATTAAACGTAAGTCTGTTAATGAGTCTGCTAAGCGTGTAAGTAAAGCTTCTAAACCTGTGGCATCAACCAAATCTGCAAATAAGTCTCAAATCATAGGCGAGAATACTGATTTCAGAGCTCGCATGAAGAAATTAGCTAACATTATTTAATTGGAGAAACTCAATGTCTTATAACAAAGAAATAAAAGACGTAATGGGCGGATACAATCCACATAATGTGCTTTTAGATTCCTCTCGTAAATTGGTTAATAAGTGGGAGCCTACCGGCTTACTTGAAGGCCTAAAAAACGAATCTGAGACAAGCGGAATGGCTGTATTGCTTGAAAATCAGGCAAAGCAGTTGATCGACGAAGCTTCTCAGGTGGGAACTTCAGCAAACCAAGAACAGTGGAGTGGCGTTGCTCTTCCATTAGTTCGTAGGATTTTTGCTGAATTATCAGCACAGGAATTTGTTTCTGTTCAACCTATGAACCTACCAAGTGGTCTTATTTTCTACTTGGATTTCAAATATGGTTCAACCCAACAGGCTGGAAACTTGCATGCTAAAAATGCAGACCTTCATGGTGATACTTCCAGTTCTGGTGATCCTTCCGGCGGTCTATATGGCGGCGGAAAATGGGGTTACTCTATTAATGACGCAGTAGCAAGCGCAGCAGGAACTGTTGGCGCTGCTTCTTACGATGACATCCGTGGTGATGCGAATCTTTCTAGTTCACTAGCTGGACTTAAGAAAGTTTCTTTCACAGCACCTACTGATGGCGATATCGATGGAGCAAAAGCATGGGCAATTACTGGCTCTGCTGCTGGCGACATTGGAGTATTCTACCCAGCATTCACATCATACAGCGGTACTACTGTTAGTATGATTTTCTCTGGATCTTTATCCAGTTCACAATCAGTTGGTGTGCTTTATCATAAGCAACCAGCAGATACCTCTCGTGGCGATTTCGAAACCACATTTGCTTCAGAAGGATCTAATCCTGAAGAATCTAATGCTGGTATTCCAGAAGTTGACATTCAAATGCGTTCAGTCGCAATCACTGCTAAAACTCGTAAGTTGAAAGCTGTATGGACTCCTGAGCTTGCTCAAGATCTTAATGCTTATCATGCTGTCGACGCTGAAGCAGAATTGACTGCTATGCTTTCTGAGTATGTCACCATGGAAATCGACATGGAAATCATTGACATGTTAAAGCTTAACGCGAACGCTAAAACCGAGCGTTGGACTGCGGCAGTTGGTGAAGAATGGGATGGCTCAAAATTTGTAGCAACAGCTGCTAACGCATCTGCTTACACAAAAGGCGAGTGGTTCCAAACTCTTGGTAACAAGATACAGTCAGTATCTAATGCAATCCACAAGAAAACTCTTAGAGGTGGTGCAAACTTCATCGTGATTTCACCTGAAGTTGCTACAATTCTTGAGTCTATTCCTGGATATGCTACAGATTCAGATGGTGATCCAACCAAGAACTACGCTATGGGCGTACAGAAAGTTGGTCTATTAAACAATAGATTTAACGTGTTTAAGAATCCTTACTTACAAGATGATCAGATTCTTGTTGGTTTCCGCGGAGCTCAGTTCTTAGAAACTGGTGCTGTATATGCGCCTTACGTTCCGTTGATCTTAACACCTGTTGTTTACGATCCAACTAACTTCACCCCAAGACGCGGTGTAATGACTCGTTACGCTAAGAAGATGGTTCGCAACGAATTCTACGGCTTAGTTAACGTATCTAGATCTGACTTAGTCTAATAAGGCTAATCATATCAGTTGAATAAAAAGGGGCTTCTTTTTGAGGCCCCTTTTTTTATTTTAATGGTTACAACTTCGTTTAATTGATATTTATAAAAGAAATAATATGTTTAGAAGTTGGAGAACAAAATGGCAGTAGCTATATGGGAAGGAAGTAGTACTTTTTCTTCAGGTCAAACTCCTTATGGATTCTATGATTCTGATAATGAGTTTACCTCGTCAGCTGATAACTTTGCAAATTGGGCAGCTAAACGATTAGGTTACCCTATCGTAGACGTTGAACTTCAATCAGGTTCTTTCTACGCCTGTTTTGAGGAAGCTGTATCTGAGTACAGTGCCCAGGTTAATCAGTTTAATATAAGAGATAATCTACTTCACCTTAAAGGACAATCAACAGGGTCTAACTTAACCCAAAGGCAAGTTACACCTACACTAGGAAACGTAGTCAACATTAGTGCTCAATATGGTACAGAAGTTGGAGTAGGAGGGTTTGTAGACTGGAAAAAGGGAAGCATAGATGTTGTTAGTGGAAGTCAAGATTATGATTTAAAAACTTTATGGGCCAATGTTTCAGAATCTTCAAAGGCTATAGAAATAAAGAAAGTTTATCACGAAGCAAAACCAGCAGTTAACAAATACTACGATCCATATTCTACAACTGGTTATGGAACTGCTAATTTTGTAGAAGGGTTTGGTTTTGGTCAATTTTCTCCAGCTACATCATTTGTATTGATGCCAGTATTTGAAGACATTTTAAGATTGCAAGCTATAGAGCTAAATGATCAGATTAGGAAGTCACAGTATTCATTCACTCTGATTAATAATAAACTTAGAGTATTTCCTATACCCTTATCAGATTATAAGCTATGGTTTGATTATATAGTAACAGACGATAGAAACGCATTAATGGGTGCAAACAGTGGATCAGTGGATGTTATTTCTGATTACTCAAATGCTCCTTATGATAATATGAAGTACGAACATATTAATGACGTTGGAAGACAATGGATCAGAAAATATGGATTGGCTTTATGTAAAGAACTTTTAGGTGGTATACGAAGTAAATTCGGTTCAATACCAATTCCAAATTCAGAGGTTAATTTAGACGGTGATACTTTAAGATCTGAAGCTGCTACAGAAAAGGAATCTTTAGTTGCAGAATTAAGAGAAACTCTAGAACAAACCAGCCGAAAAGTTATGATGGAAGCTGATAGTGAGGAGAGCACAAGATTACAAGAGAAATTAAATAAAGTACCTCTTAGCATTTATATAGGATAGTAGTATGGCTGGTAGATTTATACGGAGTAGAGACATAGAGTTTTTCGATACCGTAAATAAAGAATTAGTAGGTGATCCAAAAACTAGCAAAGATGGTGTTATAAACCAAATTATTCACTTGTACAAGGTTGACGCTTACGAAACTGAAACTAATTTATATGGAGAAACTGCAGGCGGTGGTAAAGCTTGGAGCAAGGGCATAAAATTAGCATGTACAATTGAAGCCACGGATTTTGATTTTGAAGCAACAGAGTTTGGTCCAGATCTTAATCAGGATGCTACATTTTCATTTTTAAGACAATCACTTATTGATTCAAACGTTATTGTTGATATTGGAGATTACATAGAATGGAACTATGCATATTGGGAAATAAGTGCAGTAAACGAGAATCAGTTGGTTGGTGGACAATTCGATCGTAACCATTCTGTAGTTGCCACTGCTTATTTGACTGAAGTAACAAGATTGAACATTGAGAGAACTAGAGCGATATAATGCCAAAAAAATTACCAAAAGATAGACAAACAAATGCTGACAAAGTAAATAGAGGAAGAGAATTATCTAGGTCCAACGACGTTACTAAAAATATGAACGTTGGGTTGTTGGATATAGATTCAGCAATATTTTATTATTTTGAAAACGTAATAAAGCCTAGAATTATGGAGGCTGGAGAGCAAGTAAAGGTTCCAGTTATTTATGCAAATCCAGAAAGATGGGCAGCCATACAACGACAAGGGTATATTAGGGATAGAAAGCGTAAAATTATGGCTCCAGCTATTGCATTTAGAAGAACTTCTATGCAAAAAGATGAGTCTATTCCAGTAGATAAATTAGATCCACAAAGTCCAAAATTATTTCAAACATTTCAATCTAGATATTCCGCAGAAAATAGATACGATAAACTTTCTGCATTAAAGGGTATAATGCCAAAGAAGGAAATGTATGCAGTATCTGTTCCAGATTATGTAACACTAAGTTATGATTTTACAATTTGGACTAGCTTTACTGATCAGATGAATCAGGTTATAGAGAGAGTAAATTGGGCAGAAGGATCATATTGGGGAGAACCAGGAAAATTTAGATTTAGAACATCAATTGATAGTTTTGATGATGCAAGTGAATATGAAGGAAATAGAAGAAATATAAAAACAAATTTTTCTGTTACAATCAGGGGATACTTACTACCTGAATCGTTTAATCCGATAAACACAGAAAAATTTATAACACCCAAACAAGTAGTAATAGAGAATGAATCAGAATTAAATGTTTTACCAATAGTTGATATAGATTCAGATGGTGCCAAGTCAATCAGGGTTATTTCTACTGTAAATTCTGGTCCAACAACTAGAATATCTGGTCAGTTTAATACAATTAAATTAACAGCTGGACGAAATTTAGAGTTTACTAGTGGAAATGATTTTATTGAATATAATGGTGCAACAGAAGTAACAGATACTCTTAAGATTAAAGATGATGTTGTTTTCAATACAGTTACGGCTAGTGCTATTGAAGTAGGAGACAACATTACAATTAACGAGTTTAATGTTTCAGGTTCTATGGTAGTTTCTGGTTCTATGACCGTTAATGGACCAACAATATTTAGACAGTTAGATTCTGGATCTGCTGGTCTTATAGTTTCTGGTACAATGAAGATTGCAGATGCAGCAATTGGTGAAGCAACGAAACGTGCAAAATTAGAGATTGCTGGATTAGGTGCATTAGGTAACATATCTGAAACAAACATCTTAGATTTGGGTGGAGATGCATTTGGATAGGAGTTAAGTAATGCCAGCAGTCCAGAAAACACTTACATTAAATATTACTGGTAGCGCTTCTCATAGTTTAGAAATAACAGGGAGTGATATACCAATTCCACCATTAACAGATGGTTATTCGGATGTAATAGATTTTAACACAACTGATCCCATATTCAACACCATGGTAATTGGTGGTTTAAAATCGGATGAAGGATTAGACAAATTTTTTACAAACTCAATTAATGGAGACTTAACAGTCGGAGGATTGATAGTTTGTGGATCGGCTACGTTAAACCATGTACAACTTGATCATGAGAATATTTATTCTGGGAGTATGGAAATTGTTGATGGATTAGTTCATGGACAAGTTGAACAGGCTAAATTAGAAATAGAAAATTTAGGAGCATTGGGAACAGGATCTTTAGATCTGATTGTAGATTTAGGCGACGGTTTTCAGTAATTGTAGTATTTATAACCAAATACAATTAGTGCGCATAATTGGAGAATATAAATGGCCCAAATAATTAAACATAGACGGGGTACACCGGAGCAGTTAAAGACTAAAACTCTTAATGCTGCTGAAATTGGTGTTTCTACTGGATCCCTTTTTAGTGGAACCCCAATAGTTCACATAGGTGATGGAGCAAATGCAGCTGGATACGTTGTAGGTAGACTTCATTACGGATCAACCCCACCAACATTAAATTCTGGTGATATCGGTGCATCATACAATGATATGTTATTCCACGATACCGATAATTACATTTTATACAGAACGCATACAGATGGTAATGCGAATTTAAATTTAACAGGTAATATTGCGAATAGATACATAACCGGTAGCTTGGGCGTTTCCGGGATATTAAGCGCATCCTCTGATGTTTGGGTTGGAGGAAATCTACACGCAGTAGGAAGTGTTACATTCGAAGCAGGATCAAGTGGAAATATTACATTTGGTTCAGCTGCAGGTGATAACATTATTTTTACAGCTGATGTTAGTTCTTCTATAATACCAGATGGAACAGCCAAAAATCATGAATTGGGAAGTTCTGCTCAACAATGGGGAACAGTATATGCAACAGATTATTCAGGATCTGCAGCTACTGCTTCTCTTGGTAGATTAGAAGTTGATGGACCTCACTTAACAGTAGACGATAAAGGAACTGTTAGTGGTTCTGGATTATCAACTGGATCTTTTGGATACTTAGTTGGTGATGGTGGTGGAATTACAAATCTTACATCAGCAGCAATTTCAACTTATAGCAATACTGGCAACAATAGAATAATTACATCTGTAGATGCTAATGAAGTACAAGGTGAATCTAATCTTACATTTGACGGAAGTACTTTAGTAGTTACAGGAGCACAAACAGTTAGTGGAGTTGCATCTTTTGCATCTTCAATTGATGCCGAAGCTGGTATACAAATTACTGGTTCAACATTTTTAAATGATGCCACAGCAGCAATAACACACCAAGGTGGTACAGGATTAGCAATAACCTCTACAGCAGGATATGTAGATGTTGAGTCTATTAGATTTACTGGTGGAAATATTGGTATTAGTGGCGATACAGATTTATTAGATCTACAGAGTGCTTACTTAGCAATAAACGGTAGTTTAAGAGTAGACGATGGAGCAACTATTGGTAATGATTCCGATACTGATTTATTAACATTAGCTACGAACAAACTTACAGTTGCAGGTGAAACTGAAACAACTACGTTAGATGTTAACGGAGGAGCGAATATTGCTGGCCATATTACTATTGATAAAACAGATGGCGCAAATATACAGCATACTGGAGCATCAGGAAACTTAACAATTAGTTCAGATAATGGAAGTGTTTTAGTTGAAGGATCTACATTTAATGGTAATGATTTAACAGTTCCAGGTAACTTTACAGTAAAAGGAACTACCACACATGTAAGTTCTAGTGAATTAGATATAGGCGATAATATTATAACTGTTAACGGATTTGGTAACGCAGCAGATGGTGGTATACAAGTTGTAGACGCTTCTGGTTCAGCTCACACTGGATCGATGTTATGGAATGCAGCAGATGATTACTGGTATTCTGGAGTTAGTGGATCAACACATTATAGAGTTCCACAGCAAACATCAAATAGTGCATTAACAAATAATAAAGTTCTAATAGCAGATTCTAATGGTAGAATAGAACCTTCTGCAAATATAACTGATGATGGTAGCACAATTGATGTTAACGATGTAGATATTACAAGTATAGATAAGTTAGAAGGTGTCGATACAAATACATTTATCGACATGGGTTCATCTGATACAATTGAGACCAAGGGTAATATTGTACCAAACGTTAACAATGCAGATACTCTTGGTACAGATTCTAAACGATTCTCAGATTTATACTTAGATGGAAATGCAGATATTGATGGAACACTTCATGTAGAAGGAGCCGCAGACTTTGCAGGTGGATTACACGCCCAAGCAGGTTTACAGGTTAGTGCTTCAGCGTTAGAAATTGGAAGTGATTTAAAATTAAACTACTCTGCAACATCTACTCCTCGTATACTTTTCCAAGCAGCAGATGAAACTGTAGACTTCGTCGCAGCTCCAGCAAGTACAAACACAAACGGAGATACTGCTGGTGAATACGTAAGATGGGATGGATCTGCATTTGAAATGACTCAAACTATTGATGGTGGATCGTTTTAATGGATAAAAACTTTTCCAGAGATGCTAAAGATATGATGGATGATTTTGCCATAATGGGTAGAAAGTTTTCCAGGTTGGTTCAAGAAGCCTCAAATGAAGGCGATAGAAAAACCAATAGGCAATTTGGTAAAGCAGCAAACGCATATAAAAATTTTTTTAGCGAGTTGAAAAAGCTATATAAGCTTTTGTAGTAGTAACGGGTATATACCCATTTAGATAGAGGAGCCGTTATATAATGGCACAAATAATTAAACTTAGACGTTCGTCTACGGCTGGTAAAGTTCCAACTACATCAGATTTAAATTTAGGCGAATTAGCAATAAACACCAATGATGGTCGAATATTCTTCGAAAAGAACGATGGCTCGGCCGCAATAAAACACGTTGTAACATCAGACTCCCAAACAACAGGATCAATTGAGATAACAGGAAACGTAAGCGGTTCAGCAACCTCAACTGGTTCGTTTGGACATGTCAAAGCTGTCAGTTCTGTATTTACAAACCTTATAGAAAATGTTGCTGGAAGCTCTTTGAAGATAAAATCTCCTGGTAACGACATTATACTTGACACTGGGGATAACGATATTCAATTGTATTCTGGTGGTAGTGAGTTTGCAAGATTAACAAATGATAGTAATACCCTCGCTATAAAATCTTCAACGAGTAACGCTGATATAGTATTTAATGGAGTTGATTCAGGTGCTAATATAACAGCATTAAGATTAGATATGTCTGAAGCTGGTAAAGCGATATTTAATTCAGATGTTAGTGGTTCAGCTACCTCAACAGGTTCGTTTGGTAGAGGGTTTATTGTAGATTCGTTAAATCTTAATAATAATGCAGAATTAAGATTAGGACCAGAACCATATCATGCCAAATTAGAATATAATAATAACGGTAATTTAGATATAACCGGAAGAAGTGGTTTTGATGTAGATATAGTTCATGGTGACCTTATTCTTACTGAAGGTGGTATCAATGTAAAGGGTGATAATGTTAGAATAACTGGTTCATTATCTGTTAGTAATGAAATACAAACTGCAAATGATTTTATAGTAAATTCTTCAGGTCGAGTTGGTATAAACACTCTAGCTCCTGATTACAAGTTAGATGTTGCTGGAAATATGGGTGTTAACGAGTACATTTACCATAATGGAGACTCTAACACATACGTTAGATTTCAAAATGATCAGGTTGATTTATCTGCAGGTGGAAATGTATTTCAAATAACGTCTACTTCTCTTAGTGGTTCTGGTACTAGTACTGGTTCATTTGGAAGATTAGAAGTTAACGCAAATACAATATCTATTGGTGGAACAGAACTATCTAAAACTGTTGCAGATAATATTACAGGTTTAGATCAGGAATTGGGTACAGATGCTAAGCCTGCTTTTAGCGCGCTTACTGCTTCTAATGCTATTCATATAGGATCAACATCGTTTACCATATCTCAAAATGGTGATGGAGATGCTGAGATAGATACAGACTTAGTCGTTCTTGGAGACATAACTGCCCAGAATTATATTGTAAGTTCTTCAATAACTCACTTGACACAATCATTCAGTAGTGGTTCAACGGTATTTGGAGATACAGGTGACGATACACATCAGTTTACAGGTTCATTATTTGTGTCTAATAGTTTGGCAATAAATACTAATGGTAGTAGAGGTGCTATAGATGTAATGGGATCAGCTGCAATTCAAGGATTTTATGTTTCTGATTATGGAACTGCTGTTGCTTTACCAACTGATATTGTACACTCAGGTGGAGGTGGTACATTCGATCCTCAAGTAAGAAACCTTAGAATGGGAACTTCTACTGGTGGCCCTATTTCGATTTATCCAAAATATGATTATAAGTTTAATTTAGGAACAGCTCAAGATAATGATTTATTGGTGTTATCTGGTAGTAAGGTAGGAATTGGAACAACATCACCCGTATATGGTCTAGATGTTAGAAATACAGGTTACTTTGCAACAGTAGCAGCTTCTAATCAATTAACATTGGGTGACACTACTAACGGAACAACATCTGCGTTTAATTCAGTTAATAATACTTTAGCTATTAAACCAGATGGAAGCAATACACATCTTACAATTTCAACCACACAAATAAGTGGTTCAGGTGCTTCTACTGGTTCTTTTGGTCACTTATTAGTAGATGGTCAAAAACCATTGACTCCTCGTCAGAAAGCCATAACTGGTACAACTACAACTGCTATAGATTTTAAGGATTCAAATAATTTTAAAGTTTCACTAACTGGTGATGTTACGATAAGTTCTAGTAATGAAGCCCATTCAATTGGTTCTTCTGGTATGATTGTTTTAGTTCAAGATGCATCTGGTGGTCATACCGTGACCTTGCCTTCTTCTTTCAAAACTCCAAGGGGTGATGATATTGCTTTTACTTCTGGATCAAACGATATAAGTATTATTTCTTACTACGTAATTGATGGATCTAACGTCGCTATCAACTACATGGGTAATTTTTCATAGTGCTAGAGAGTAGGAGAGATGAGTAATGCCAGGTGGATTTGGATTTTTTAAAGAGTTTAAGTTTAACACAACTTATACGACTTCTAGATCAACAACGACTACGTTTCAGACTACCACTACGTTTCAAACTACCACTACGTTTAATACCAGTAAGTCTACTACTACGACTTATAATACAACTACTTCGACAACTACAACGTATACAACAAATAGGTCGACTACTACAACATTTAATACAAGTAAGTCTACTACGACTACTTACACCACAACGTTTGCAACAAGCAGAACAACTGAAACTACAAGATCTACTAATACTACTACAACGTATACAACTACGTTTGAAACTACACGCTCAACGTCTACTAGTAGAAGTACAAATACAGTAACCCAATACACTACTACTTTTGAAACCTCTAAAAGTACGTCTACTAGTAGATCTACAACCACTCAATATACTACGTTTTTCCCAACGTCTAGGTTGACAACTATACAAACAGTTACTCAGTATACAACTACGTTTGCAACTACACAAACAACAACTACAACATTTCAAACTAACACAATTACTCAGTATACAACAACATTTGAAACTAGTAGATCTACAGATACAACAATTAATACGACTACAACTTATACAACTACGTTTGAAACGAGTAGATCTACGAATACTAGTAGATCAACAAACACAACTACTACTTATACCACTACGTTTGCAACAAGTAGGGCAACCAACACTATCATACAAACAAATACTACAACCACGTATACAACATATTTTCAAACATCTAGATCTACAGAAACAAGTAAAACAACGAATACTGTTACTCAATACACTACTACTTTTGCAACGAGTAGATCTACAACTACGACTATACAGACAAATACTGTAACTCAATACACTACAACATTTGCTACTAGTAGATCAACAAATACAATAATTCAAACTAATACCGTAACGACGTATACGACATTTTTTGAAACTAGTAGAAGCACAAATACAAGTAGAAATACAAATACAACTACTCAGTACACTACTACTTTTGCAACCAGTAGATCTACAACTACAACTATACAGACAAACACAACTACTCAATATACAACTACGTTTGCAACAAGCAAAACAACTGCGACAACATTTCAAACTAATACAGTAACGCAATATACTACTACGTTTGCAACGAGTAGAACAACTGAGACAACATTTCAAACTAATACAATTACACAGTATACAACAACGTTCGCAACTAGTAAATCGACATCAACATCCAGATCAACTAATACAACTACGACGTATACGACATCATTTCAAACAAGTAAAAATACGTCTACTAGTAGATCTACAACCACTCAGTATACTACGTTTTTTAATACTAGTAGCATTACAAATAGAACTACAACAACTGTTTTTGTTACTGGGTTCGAAACGTCAAGTATTACGAATAAGTCTACTACAACTACGTTTAATACAAGTAGAACAACATCTAGTATTACAAACAGAACTACAACGACTTCGTTTGAAACTACTACAACATTTAATACGTCAAGCATTACAAACAGGACTACTTCCACTACTACTGTTTTTACAACTACGTTTAATACGAGTAGTATAACAAATAGAACTACTAGCACCACTACAACATTTAATACGACCATTAATACATCTAGAACTACTACGTTCCAGACAACATTTAATACAAGTAGGTCTACAAATACAACTACTACCTACACTACTACGTTTGCAACGAGTAGAAATACAAATACGACTACAACATACACAACAACATTTGCAACAAGTAGAACTACTAATAGAACTACAACTACACAGTATACGACTACATTTGCAACGAGTAGAAATACAAATACGACTACTACTTATACTACTACGTTCGCAACAAGTAGAACCACAAATAAAACTACAACTACTACGTTTACCACAACATTTAATACGTCAAGTATAACCAACAGAACTACGTCAACAACAACTACATTTAACACCAGTAGCATTACTAATCGAACTACTAATACTGTTTTTACAACTACGTTTAATACAAGTAGCATTACAAACAGAACTACAAATACGACTACAACTTTTCAAACAAGTAGTATTACAAATAAGACTACTTCTACAACGACTACATTTAATACAAGTAGTATTACAAATAAAACTACGTTGACCACATTCACTACTACGTTTCAAACATCTAGTATTACAAACAGAACTACGTCTACAACTACTACATTTAACACTAGCAGTATTACAAACAGAACCACTAACACAGTGTTTACTACTACTTTTCAAACATCAAGTATTACGAATAGAACTACTTCGACAACCACGACGTTTGGAACATCTAGTATAACCAACAGAACTACGTCAACAACTACTACGTTTAATACGAGTAGTATTACTAATAAGACTACTTCTACGACCACTACATTTCAAACTAGTAGTATTACAAATAAAACTACTAACACGGTATTTACTACGACATTCCAAACTAGTAGCATTACAAGCAAATCTACGACAACTGTTTTTGTTACAGGGTTCGAAACTTCTAGTGTAACAAATAAGACTACTTCTACGACCACTACATTTCAAACATCTAGTATTACGAGTAAAACTACTAACACTGTTTTTACTACTACTTTCCAAACTAGTAGCATTACGCATCTAACTACTAATACGGTGTTCACTACTACTTTCCAAACTAGTTCAGGTACGAGTCATACTACGTCTACGACCACTACATTTACTACTACTATACAGACAAACACAACTACTACGTATACCACAGAGTTCAATACTAGTAGATCGACTAATACTACGACTCAGTATACAACATATTGGCAGACAAGTAGGAGCACAAACACAAATACCCAATACACCACGTATTTTACTACTAGTAGGTCTACAAATACTAATACGCAATATACAACATATTTTAATACAAGTAGATCTACAAACACAAATACACAATACACAACGTATTTTCAGACAAGTAGAACGACGCATCTAACTACTAACACAGTGTTTACAACTACGTTTGGCACGAGTAGTATTACAAATAGATCTACGTCCAGAACTACTACGTATCAAACTAGTAGATTGACTAATCATGCTACAACCACAACATTTAATACTACGTATGAAACAAATAAAACTACAACTACTCAGTATACATCTCAATGGATAACTTACTATAGTACGAGCAGTAGTACGAGCAGTATTACTAATAGAAATACAAATACGACTACAATTTTTACTACTACTTATAATACGAGTAGGTCTACTACTACAAAGTTTAATACCAGTACATCTCGCAATACGACAGAGAGTAGAAGCACTGTTACGAAGTATACTACAACTACTACGTTTACAACTACGTATACCACTACGTATAATACTACATTTCAAACAAATAGACAAACGTATAGGTACACTTATTTTTTAACAAGTAGAGCTACGGACAAAACGACTACGTATAACACATCTAGAACAACGACATACGCAACGTACTATACGACGTCTTGGAATACAGGTGGCTGTTTATGGGAGGGTCATTTCTTACAAATGGCAAATGATTCTAATGTCGAACTTGTGAATGCAACAGAGTGGACAACGGCACAAAACGACGAAGATCATGACATAACATTATGGAGTGGATCTGGAGATGATGCTTATCCAATATCTGCAAGTTTACAATACGTAAAAAGTATACGTTTACCTGGATTACCAACTGGCTCAAATTTTGCAGATGATGTATTTGAAAATTATGAGAATTGGAGAGGCACACAAGAACAAATAGATTCGGCTTCTATGTCTCCAGCATTTATAAAGGGAGTATTTAAGTCTTCGTTTGATGTGTATTATTCGATGTTCTTGGAAAACGGTAAAGAAATAAAATTTAGTTGGGATCATCCTACATTTATTAAGCGAGATGGAGAATATAGATTCGTATTAGCACAAGATATAACAACATCAGATCAGGTAATGGACATAAACAAGAATTTGATTGATGTTACTTCAATGTCTTTTCAATCCGAATCCATAAATATGGTAGAATTAAATGTTGAAGAAAAAGACGTTTACTTCGTAGAAGATATTTTATTTCATAATGCATTCAAGTGTTTCATGCCAGATCAGTTGATTTCAATGGCAGATGGAGAGTTAAAAGAAATACAATATGTTGATGTTGGAGAAATGATACTTGCTTGGGATGAAAATAGCAATTCAGTAAAAGAAAGTGAAGTTTGCGAAATACAAACAAAGATGCACGATGATGTATATGAAATGACATTAGCAAACGGAAAGAAATTAAAACCAACTGGTAACCACCCATTCTTAATTTTTGGAAAGGGTTGGTGTACGATTGATAAGTATGAGCTAAACCATGGTGGTGGAACAGGGGTGATAAACGTTGGGGATGAAGTATACGATGTATCGAGTGGAGTTCCCGAGAGAGTAAAGGTCACGAAGCTCGAGCCAATAGAGGGAGCATTTACAACGTATAACTTTATAGATACAGAGTATAAGACTATCATTGCAGATGGTATAATTACACACAATACAGGAAAATAGTGTGCCAGTAACTAGTAGACAAACGAGCAGAAATACATCAAGAACGACTACGTATAACACGTCTAGAACTACGGTTTTCAATACCTCGTGGAATACATCTAGGATTACCGTGTATACAACATATTGGAACACTACTAGGAGTACGAGTAGAACTACATCTAAGTCGACTAATAGAAGTACAGCTGTACAGCATAACACTACGACTGAGTATACGACTAGTACTACGTTTGCAACTGAAACTTTAAAGTCTACTACTACAACGTATACAACAAATAAGTCGACAACTAGAAGTACAAATACGACTACTACCTATACAACTACCTATACAACTACTTGGCAAACTTACAGACCGACAAGTACCATAACGAATAAGAGTACGACTACTGTATATAATACAAGCAAAAGTACCAATCATAGTACGACCACTGAATACACTACGTATTTTCAAACTAGCAAAACTACAACATTCGTAACACAATACACAACAACATTTGCAACTAGTAGAAGTACCAATCATAATACGATCACTGAGTATACAACATATTTTCAAACTAGCAGCATTACGAATAAATCTACGAATACAACTACTTCGTGGCAAACTTCTAGCATTACGAACAAATCTACGAATACAACTACTTCGTGGCAAACTTCTAGCATTACGAATAAATCTACGAATACAACTACATCATGGCAGACCAGTAGTATAACAAACAAAACTACGTCTACGACTACTTCGTGGCAAACTTCTAGTATTACGAATAAAACTACGACAACTGAAACAACTTATAGCACTAATCGAAGTACTAACACGACTACTGAGTACACTACGTATTTTGAAACCAGTAGAACAACAAATAAAAATACTGTAACACAATACACTACGTATTTTCAGACTAGCAGAAGTACAAATAGAAATACAACGACTGAGTATACGACATATTTTCAAACTAGTAGAAGTACAAATACTGTAACGCAATACACTACGTATTTTCCAACAAGTAGAACCACTAATAGAGCTACAACGACCGAGTATACGACATATTTTCAAACTAGTAGAAGTACAAATAGAAATACAACTACTCAATACACCACATATTTTCAGACAAGTAGATCTACCAATACTGTAACTCAGTATACAACTACGTTTGCAACTAGCAGAACTACTAATACAACGACTCAGTATACAACTTCATTTGCAACTAGTAGATCTACTAACACTACGACCACGTATACGACATATTTTCAAACTAGTAGGACTACAAATAGAAATACGACTACTCAGTACACTA